GAAGTGGTTCGCATAGGACTGCCGGCGCGGGTTGGGCAGGCCGAGGGCCTGACGGGCAAGGGTGAGCTGGTCGCGGTTCATGCGGCCTCTCCCTCCGCCTTGCCGGCGAGGCCGCCCGCCGTGACCACATCGGCCACCATCATCGCGAAGTTCGCGAGGTCGGCGGCGGCGGTTGGGACGGCGTTGCGGTTGGCGTCGAGGTTCCGCACCCCGTCGTTCAACAGCCGGTCCACGGCGAGCGCGAGCTTGGCCGCGTGGCGGGTGCTCTGATCAGTGAGCCATTGCGGGTGCTCGGTCTTCCAGCCGGGCTTGTGGTCGTTTTCGCGCAAGCGCGCTTCCATGCGCAGAGCAAAGACCGCGACTTCGGGGCGGACTTCGGCGAGCGGCGGTGCCAGCAGCGCAAAGGGCGGCTCGCGCGAGCCGGCATAGTGCGCCTTCACCATGTCTTCCATGTTGGCGAAGTGCCCGGCGACCTCGCCGAGGGCGCGCGTCGTGTTACCATTGCCGTGGAAGATGACTGCGGCCGACGCCTTCATGAGCGCGTCCATGATGTGCGGGCGCGATCGGCCGTCCAGTAGACGGAGAAGCGCGAGCACGAGGCTATCGGGCTCGGGCAGTCGGTCCTCAATCGTGCGAACGATTTGCTGATCGTCGTTCATCGCGCCGCCTCCGCGATCATGAGCGTGCCGCGCGGGGCTGGCGTGGTGGTGGCGATGCCGTAGACGGTGACGGCGCCAATCATGCCAGCGACGGCGACGAACTCGGCCGAAGCACGAAGGACGCGGCCGAGGGGGACGAAGTGCCTGAGGATGCGCGCGGTCTCGCGCAGCTCGGCTGTAAGGGCGCCGCGCATCAGACGAGGCTCCTGATAGCAGCCATCACGACTACGAAGCCGACCAGGGCGAGAAAGCCCGTGATCGCCAGCTCAAGCGTGTTGTCGGAAACGGGGCCACCGTTTTCGGAGGGGGCCGGGCTGCTGGCCGGGGCAGCGGAGGGGCGCGGGCCGGCGTCGTTCGCGATCTCGCGGTAGAGGGCCTTGGCCTGCTCGGGGTGAAGGTTCGGCTTCATTCGGCCGACCCCTTCGACTTGGCGCGCGCGACCATCTCGGCCACTTCGCGGCCGAGTTCGGTCAGCTCGGCGCGGTCGAAGATGCGGTTGCGGCTGGTGGGGCGCACCTTGCAGAGGTTGCGGATCGCGAGCTGCGAGACGTGATCGGCCGGGATTGGCTCGCCGTCCTTCGCCGTCCAGCCGAGCGAAGCGCGCGGGCCGCGACGGTAGGCGCGCTCGGCCAGCCGGCGTAGCGAGGCGTGGAGGTGTTCGGGGATCGTGACCAGCGAGAGACCGTCCACTGTGGGAATGCGCACGGGCATGTATGGGCTCCATCCGTTGGGATTGGAGCAGGTTAGTGCGAAACGCACTCATTCATCAAGTGCAATATGCACATGTTGCGTTCGCCGCGGATAGTTCGTGCGTTTTAGGGTTGCGGTTTTCCACGTAAACCACAACCGGACGGGCTGTTCTGTAGGACTAAGTTCCTGTTATGTTCCCGTCAAACGAAAGGGTCAGGCTCGAATCAGGGCGGCGGGAGTAGCTAATGGCCGACGAGAGCGACTTGATAGCGGCTCAGTTGATCGCAGACGAATGGATGAAGTTAGGCCGGTCTGAGCGGGAGATTGTACTGACGTTTGTCAGGGAACTTCGTCGCTCTCTGCCTTCTTCAGAGACTGCACCAGTGCAGCAACAGCCGCCCGGTGAGCTGGATTTAGGCTGAGGAGATCGTCGATAAGCGCATCTCGAACAGCTGGCTGCGAATGAGTTTCACCCGTCAGCAGCCACGCTTCGGAAACCTTGAAGGCTTTCGCGTAACGCTTCGCGCTTCGCGAAAGGCCTCGTTCGCCGCGTTCATGCTGCGAGTAGGTGTCATAACTCCAATCAAATCTGATTGCAGCCGCGCGCGCGCTCTCAAAGCCTGCCGCCCTCCGAGCCTGCTCTAAACGTTTAGCCTGGTCTGGACGGTCATCGAATTCCACAAGTGCAATTTGCCCTAGATAGTGTGTGCGTTTCGACTTGACTGTCTTATGTGCGATATGCACACATTCCGCCATGAGCTATCGTCCTTCCGACATCAAAGCACTGCGTGAGCGCCAGGGGTGGTCGCAAGCCGAACTCGCAGCGAGCTTGAATGTGCACCGTACGAACATCTCTCGGTGGGAGTCGGGGGCCACGAGTCCACGCGGGTCGGCTATCCGCCTTCTCGACCAACTTGCTGCCAGCGCTCCTCCTGAGCCACCCCAGAATGCGAAGGCTTCATCGGATAGTCATGCGAAATCGATCCCTCGCCTTTCCCAAGGTGTGGTGCGGTGACGGACAGCCTCGCCCCCGATCTGAAAGCCCTCAAGGCGACCAGTCACGCACTCGTCGAGGCTGTTGGCGGCTGCGTCGCGGCCAAGGTGCTCCTCGGTCACCGGAGCGCGTCCACCGTCAGCGCGCAAACGTCGATTTCAGACCCGGAGCGCTGGATGGGCCTGCGCGACGTGATGATCCTGGAGCGCCACGCGCAACGGCCGATCGTGTCCGAATGGCTGGTGGAGCGGCACAAGGCTGACCCGGAGCGGGTGCGGCGCCCGCTCTCGATTGAGGACGTGGCGCGGATCGCGAAAGAAAGCGCCGAAAGCAAGCTCGCGATCCTCGCCGCGCTGGCTGACGGGCGCGTCGACCAGTGCGACCGCGTCAACGTTGCCCGCGAGCTGCGCGAGCTGATCGGCGTTGCGAGCGAGCTTCTGGATGCCGTGGAGTTCGGGGCATGACGATCTGGCGAGCGGTCATACGATCCATTCAGACGGCTTCACGCGAGGCGGTGAAGTGACGGCTGAAACCCTTCCCATCCGCGTCGACTGCCGAAGCGCGATCGTCGCTCTAACGACGCTGATCGTCTCGATTGAGAGGTTCGCGAAACCGGGCCAAGGTCTGTTCGAACTGATCCGCGATCCCGCCCATGCGTTCGATCACGCCACCGCTTTCGATGCGAACTTTGAGCTGTTGTCCACAGGACGGGCACGCAAGGTCCGAATTCAGCTTAAGCCAGCTCAAGCTTTCTTCGAACGTGTGCGAGCACTGCGTGCAAGCGATGTTCAGCTTGAGCGCATCGTTCACGCTTCTAATCACGAGGTTGTCTCCCAGGCAGGTCGCACAACCTGCACGGTAACACAGCCGGAGGGCTGGGTGCCATGACCCAATGCTCCCAGCCTTCATTTTTGCCCATTCGCATCATCGCGGCCGACGGCATGAAGGATCCGAAGGGGAATGCCTCTGCCTTCATCGCCGACATCGTTGCGACGATGAACGCCGCCTGGGCGCGCAAGGGCGTGGCGGGCTGCGATATCGCGGCGGCCGAGTGGCGCGGCGCAGACGGCTTTCTGTTTCTCGACACGATCCCCGGAGCGGAAGCGCTCACGGTGGGGCGCGTCAGCGCGTTTCTCAAGGCCGAGCGTGACAAGGTCGCCAAGCGCACGGCGGATGGCCTCGCGAGGCTGCTGTGACGGTGCGTTTAAACGCCTGTCTTGAATGCGGCTGCGACCTTGCGCCCGGCCCGCAAGAGCGGGAGTTCTGCTGCGCCGGCCATCGCTCGGCTTGGAACAACCGCCGTCTCCAGCGCGGCGCGGCGCTGTACGACCTCTACATGGCACATCGGTTCGAGCGGCCGGTTGCGCAGGCGGCCGGTGTCTTCCAAGCCATCAACCGCCTCGCATCCGACTTCCGCGCAGAGGACCGCGAGGTCCGCGCCGGGCGCCGATCCTGGCGTCGGCTGGACACGGTGCTCGGCGAGCGGCCGCATCTTCGATCCGTCAAGTTCAGAGTGAGGGTTGGGCGTTGAAGGTCGTTTCCGAAGGGGGCGGCAAGAGCCCTCCCGAGCCGCACGAGCTCGCAATGCATGACGGGGCCGGGTGCCTCGACTTCCTTTTGCGCGCGCCGGTGATCGGTGCCGAAGTTCCGATCGGTGATGGAAGCGTCGGCGTGGCTATTCGCACCGCCGGGTTCGGCCATCCGGCGCAGCGGGCCTTGCGAGCCATGGGCGTCGTCGTGCGGCCTGCGCCGGTGTCGGTGTTCGTCGCCATCGCCGCCGATCACCCGACGCTGCGCCGGCTGTTCACGCGCTCGTACTGGTGCGACGGCTGGGCGGGGCCGCTCCTGCGCCTGCCTGGCGCGCAGGGCGGCGAGCGCATGAGCTTCGGACGGGTCTATTCGCCCGCCGTGCTCGTACCGCTCGCCCTGATCTGCGGTGAGCCGCAATGATGGCGACAGCGGTTCGGGCCAAAGACCTGTTTGTCGAAGAGGCGCGGAGTGTCACGATCTCCGAGGCGATGCACCGTTTGCCGCTTGGGCCTCTCCGCGCCGTGAGCGTGACAGGCGAGCATGTCGGGCCTTGCCCTGTCTGCGGCGGCAGGGATCGCTTTCAGGTCAACCCGACGAAGAACGCCTGGCTCTGCCGGGGTGCGGCGCAGGGCAAGGATGCGATCGGCCTTGCCGCGCATGTGCTCGGCCTCGACCTGGCTCGGGCCTCGGACTTTTTGGAGGCCTGCGCGGCGGTTTCCGGGCGGCCCGTGCCGGATGGGCATGAGGAGGACCCGACTGAAGCGGCGGCGCGCGCCGAGCGGCTGGCGGCGCGGCGGCGCGAGAACGAGGCGAAGGCGGCCAAGCGCGACCGGGACGCCAACATCTATCGCGAGCGTCAGCAACAGCTTGCGCGCGGCAAATGGCTGAACGCGCAGCCGGAGGGGCTGCATTCGATCTATCTCGCACGGCGCCTCGATCGCTACGCCCGCGACCTGCCGGTGACGCCGTTCCTGCGGACCAGCATGGTCGAGACCTATTGGCACGGCGAGGACGAACGCGATCCACGCGGGGTGCCCGTGGAGTTGTTCACCGGTCCGGCCATGGTCGCGCCCTTCGTTCTGCCGTCCGGCGAGATCGTCGGCTGTCATCTGACGTGGATCGATCTGACACGACGGCCGAAGTTTCGCCCCGTGCTGCGCGACCCGAAGACCCCGCGCGGCGAGGCCTTGCCGACAAAGAAGATGCGCGGGACGAAGAAGGGCGGGATGATCCCGCTGATCGGGTTCTACGAGCTGGATGGTCTCATTCTGCCTGACCCGCATCGCACGCGGTTCGTGTCGGGCGAGGGGATCGAAAACACCATCGCGGCGGCGCTGGGGGACGGCGTTCGGGCCGATACGATCTACGCCGCTGCCGGTGATCTCGGCAACCTTGCCGGCCCGGCCGACCCCGCCTCGCGCATCACGCACCCGACCTTGAAAAAGCCCAACCGCAACGGGGTGCCGCGCGCCGTGTTCGTGAAGGGCGCCGTTCCCAAGCCCGATCAAAGCCCGGCCGACGCCATGCAGGTGCCGCCCTGGATCACCGAAATCCTGCTCGTCGCCGATGGCGACAGCGAACAGGTCTCGACCGTCTCGGACATGCAGCGGGCCAAGACCCGCCTCCAGTCCGGCGGTGCGCTCGTCGATGTCGCATGGCCTCCCGAAGGCATGGACTTCGCGGACATTCTTGCCCTCACTCCCCACGGACACTGACATGACGAAGAAAGCCGACCCACGCCTCGCTGCCATCAGCGAGATGCTGGCCAACGCCAAAAGCCAAAGCGGCCCCGCGCTGACGGCTGCGGCCGATGTGATTCCGGAGGAAGGCGAGGACCTTCCCGTCGCGCGATCGCTGGACATCCCGCGCGCCGCGCAGACGGAAGACGCGAGCGAGCGCATTGTTCTCTGGTGCGCCGGCCTCGATCATTCGGACACCGACAACGGACGCCGGCTGATCGCGCATTTCGGGGCCGATCTCACCGTGTTGCGGCAGGAGGGTGGCAAGACCGCGCTCTATGGCGTGTGGACCGGCACACATTGGGACATCGCCAATGGTAACAGCGCCGCGCACGGGCTCGCCCAGCTCCTGGGGGATCGCATTCTCCTGGAGGCGGACTGCCTGCGGCTTTCAAACGGGCAGATGTTCATCATCACGGAAGCCAAGAAAGCCCGCGACAAGCCGGAGGGAAGCCGCACGGACGACGATCGCGACGTGATCAAGAAGGCCGAGCGCATCGAAGGCCAGTTCACGAAGCGGGCGGCCGAGCGTCTGGACTGGGCCGTCTACTCGAAGAACGCCCGGCAGATCGACGCCATGCTAAAATGCGCCGCGCCGCACCTTCTGCGCGATGCCGACAGTTTCAATTCGGATCACTACAAGGTCGCCGTGAGGGGGCATACGCTCACCTTCCACCACGGAACAGAGCTCGTGCCGAACCCTGATCTGGAACGCGAGGACGCCCCAGCCGATGCTCCCAGCGTCGTCCCGGCCAAGTACGCGCGCTTCGCGGTGAGGATCGGGCACGATCGGCAGGACTACATCACGGCGGTCATTCCCACGTCCTACGATCCGAAGGCGACGTGCCCGAGGCTGACCGCGTTCCTTGAAGAGTTCATGCCCGACAGGGCTCGGCGCCGTTTCCTCCAAGTGGCGTTCGGGCTTGGCCTTCTCGGCATCACGCCTCAGAAAATCTTCTTCCACTTAGGGTCGGGCGCCAACGGCAAGTCGATCGTCATGGAGGTCATCTGCCGCGTCCTCGGCGGCTATGCCGTGACGCTCGAAGCGAACAGCTTCTTCGGCGAGAGCGGGCAGGCGGGCGGCGCGTCGCCCGATCTCGCCCGGCTTCCAAACGCGCGGCTTCTGCGCGTGCCCGAACTGCCAGAGGGTGAGGAGCTGCGCGTCGATCTCGCTAAGAAGCTGACCGGCGGCGAAAAGATCGCCGCGCGGCCCCTGTTTGGCGGGTATTTCGAGTTCTATCCGCTCTTCACCACGCATATGTCGGGCAACGGCTATCCGAAGATCACGGACCTTTCCAACGGCATCTGGCGGCGCCTGGAGGTGATCCACTGGCCGGTGACGATCCCGGTGGAGCGGCAACGCAACTTCGATGAAGTGGTGCGCGAGTTCGAGGCTGAGCATTCCGGCATCCTGAACTGGCTGATCGAAGGCGCGCTGATCTATCTGCGCGAGGGCTTGGTCACGCCGACCGACGTGACGGTCCAGAACAAGAAGTACCGGGCCGCGATGGATCCGACAGCCGCGTTTCGGGATCGGTGCGTAGTGGCCGATCACGGGGGATCGGTGACGGCCCGTGAAATGTACGAGGCCTATCTCGCCTTCGCCGAAGACAGTGCCATCCTGCCGATCAAGCAGACGCTCTTCGGGCGCATCATGGTCAAGCACCACGAGCGGGAGGACGGACGCATTCGGCGCTACCTCAACGTCAAGCTCGTGGATGTGCCGGAGCGCCAGCGCCGAGGCCGGGGGCATGGCGAGGAACAGCCGGAGGAATATCCCGAAGGGTATGCCGGCCCAGCCCCCAAGGATGGCGAGGAATAGCGCCGCACAGGCCACCCATACGTTTCCGCCCCGCCATGCAAGGTGCGCGCCTTGAGCCATTTATGAGGATTTACACGATGCTTCGACCACCATAGCCGCTTCGCCCCGTCCGCCTCTTGCCGTATAGAGCTTCGTGCTGCCCTCTTTCGAGGGATTGGGAAAGCTACGCCCTCCGCTCGCGATAGTCTGCGAGGGTTTGCGAGGGTTTCGGACGACACGTGAACTATCGCAAAGCCCTGTGATGCAAGGCTTTGCGAGGGTTGCGAGGGTTTCTCACGTGTGCGCGCGTAAGACCGTCTTCCGTCCAATGGTCCTCTTATGTGATGGACCCCGAAAAACTATCGCAACCCTCTCAAAACCCTTTCAACCCACTGTATTTCCTCGATAAATCGGGTCTTATCAAACCCTCTCAAACCATCGGAAAACTATCGCTCAACTCTCGCAAGGTTTGGTCAGTGAGTAAAAAGACGATCGACATCAGCAACTTGCTGGCTTGGGTCTATCGGGAGGAAATGCCCAAGCTGGATCGGTTCCTGGAAGACGAGCGCGACCGCTGGGTGGTCACGGCCTCACCCTGGGACGCGATCGAGCGGCTGGCCGTGCTCGGCGTTCGGGTGGACACGTCGGGACCGGCGCCGGACGATCGGCCCTTGGTCTATCCGCATCCCGACGCCTATGTGGTGAACGAGGCGGTGCGGGCCTTCGCCGAGTGGGAGATCGGGTTCCCAGAAGGATGGGATGGGCTTGGGGACTGCGAGGGGCTGACCGCTGCCGAGCGGGCCGACGCTCACGCTCGGGCCTGGGCCATCGCCTGCCCGAAGGGAGATCGGCTAGGGGCGACGGTGATGCGCCGGGCGGTGATCGGCGGCGAGCCGACGTGGCAGGATCATGGGCCGATCTATCGGCGCACGGTGAAGGGGGCGAACGGGAAGCCGGCGTGGTTTCGGGTGGTGAATGAGGCCGGGCCAGGCAAGCCACCGATGATGCGCGAACTCGAAGGCTGGAATTCCAAGTCACGTCGCCCTTACAAGGACGCCTTCAACAAGCAGTACCTCGACCCGTGCCCTTCGTTGCTCTTGGCCGAGCGGATCGAGTATCAGGCCTGGGCGCTGGCGTTGCATCATCTGTCCCGTTTATTACGGACCAAGCTCGAACGGTTCTTCGTCGCGTCCTGCAATGTTCCTTTGTGGCCTTGGGAAGGCGAGGAACGGCGTTCGGCGCCTCGGGTGCTCCGGGTGCGGCCATCCACAAGCGCGCCATCAGCAGCCCCGGAGGCCGCTTGACGTGCGCCTGGATTTGACATAGCTCTCATGCTACGAAGAAGTGCCCCGGAGCGAGACCATCGCTGCCGGGGTTTCTTATGAGCTGCTGTGATGGATAATGCTGATCGCCTAGCTGCTCTCTACGAATTAACGCTTGCAGCGGAAGCGTTCCGTTGTAAGCCGATGAGTGCGGATCTCGGGGTAGCCTTGGTTCATGCCCTTGAGAGGTATGATCCTGAGCCAAGCAATCCGTTACAGGCTGAGTTCTCGATCGCTCGCGACCTTCTTATTCGTGACATGATCGATCTGTTCCCTCACGCCTTCCCATGGCCGGTTGTCGCCATCTAGTCGTTCGCGGCTATAAGGGATTTGTCTACTGCGCCTAGGCAGATGCTCTGACCTGGCGGAATCGAGCGCGCCAGTCGCGCGGGGTGCAGTTGAAGAAGCGCCTGAACACACGATTGAAGTTGCTCATTTGGTCAAAGCCGACCGATAAGGCGATTTCGCTGATCAATCTTTTGTCCTGCGGATCAGCCAATGCTGTAGCGGCCATCTGTACCCTGATGCGAGTGACATAGGCCGAGATGCCTACCTCGTCCGCGAAAGCCCGGTAAAGGGTCGCGCGGGACACGCGCGCCAGAGCGGCGATCCGCGCGACGTCGAGATCGGCCTCGCGGTAGCGCTGCTGTATGATCCAGCGGACTTCGGTTTGTAGAAGCGAAAAGTGAGCTTCCTCGCTGAGCGACATCTCACCCGTCGAGTTCAAAACGGATAGAATGGTGCCTGTCAGTTCTTCGCCTGCCTTCGCGGCTGACTCGTCGGCGGCGTTGGGCAAATGCGTGAGATATTTAGCGACCTGCTGCACCAAAGGGGCGGCATCCTTTCCCGTCATAACGAACCCTTGCAGGCGATCGATGCTGGGGACAAGACGCTGAATGTCCTCCCGATTGAACATCAGATTGATGAAGCGGGCATTGGATGAAGAATGGATGGAGGGGGCGCTGGAGTCTTTGAACATGACCGCACCCCGGCCACCTTTATAGCTACCCACCGCCGTCTCACCATGGAACCGGCCCGATAGATACACGCTGATCATGACCCCATCGAACCCATCTGAACGGATCAGCTGCGCCGTACGACCGTAGGTCTGGCCGGTCATGCGCGTGTCATTCATGATGATGTTGCCAAGTTTATAAGACTGAGTATGGGAGTGAAACTCACCGGACGGCTTGTCCGTGTGAAACATCCTGGCTGCTGAGGGCCAAGGACGCTCGCGCCACGCTTCGTAACGTTCGGCAGGGAGGATGCCGGCGGTGGTAAACGTCGTGCTCCGCATTCGATCGCTTGGCCCTTGTATGTCACGCTATGGGAAGGCTGAACGCGCAAACCTCCCCTTGTTTGCGTGGATATACGATCTTTACGCCATCGCATCACATCGACTTGGGAGCGCGGTCAAATCCCTTCTTGGGCCGACGGTTTCCGGGACATTTGCTTTTCAGGGGCCCTCATGCGCGTTGATCTGCGTTGGGAAGACGTCCGCGGACTCAAGCGCTTTTCCGAAGCGATTCGGGCGTTGGGGAACGATGAAAGCCGCAAGGCTCTCAATCGTGCTCTAAACCGGACGGGTGAGATGGCGAAGACGAAGGTTCGTCGTGCGCTCACCAAACAGACCGGGCTGCAGGCCAAGGTCGTGACGAAGGCGCTGAAGGTTCGGCGCTCTAGCTGGGAAAAGCTGACCTATTCCATCGAGGGCGAAGGCGGGAACATCAGCTTGAAGTATTTCAAGCCAAGCGAGACCGACGCAGGCGTCGTGGCCTCGCCCTTCGGCCGAAAGGCCGTGTTCGCTGCGACGTTCTTGAAGGGCGGCGCGTGGCCAAACCGTCTGGCATCGGGTGCCTTCGTCGCCAACGGTCATGCGATGTACCGCACTGGCCCAGCGCGCATGCCGATCGCCAGGGCGAAGTCGGGTGTCGTGATCCCGAACGAGATGGTGCAGGGAGCGAGCGCGGCGGCCTTCGAGGAAACGGCGGCTGAGGTGCTCCCGCGTCGCATCGAACACGAGGTCAAGCGCGCCACGAAGGGCGTCGTCAGCTAGGGGCACAGTTGGCCGGCGTCGGCGGGGTGTGCCATTCGCGCCACACCCCCCGGTTCAGGGACCGTTTCCGCCGCCAACTGCCCCTCACGAGGCGGCGACGCCCGAGGGTTCGGCAGTGGAACGGGCGAAAAGCGGTACACGGCACGCACGTGCAGGGCGCACGGATGCACGGAGATGGTTATGAGCGACGACGGAACGTGGGTGTCGATCACCGACGCCGCGACGGCGCTGGCCGAGCGTGGCGATACGGTCGATCGCTCGACCCTTTCGCGCTACCTGAAGCAGCATGCCGAAGCGCTTCCGCTCCGGCGAGCGGGCCAGTCGAACCTCGTCGATCTGGATGCGCTGATCACCCATCGCGGTGAGAACATCCGGCTGCGGTTGCCGGCTGCGCCGGCGCGGGGGGCCGAGCCCAGCCGGCGCTTTCCTGGATCGCAGTCGGACGGCGCGGCGCGGAAGGCGAATGCCGAGGCCGAGATGCGCGAGATGGATCTCGCGCATCGTCGCAAGCAGCTGACGGTCACGAGCGAGGTCGATCGGGCCGGTCGCGAGGCGCTGGCCTTGATGCAAAGCGCCTTCGAGCGGGCCGTCGAGAGCGAGGCCGCCAGCCTCTCGGTCCGCTTCGGATGGGAGGAGCGCACGGTGCGCCTGGCGCTGAAGACCTTCGCCAAGAAGGGCGTCGAGGTCTTTCATCAGGAGATCCTGCAGCGCCTCGATGCGATGCGGCGGGTGCGGGAAAACGATGGCGACGCCGATGCCCTGGACGAGGCCGCGAACGGGACGAGCCTGCAATGACCCAACATGGCACGCGCGAGCTGTTTCGAGAGCTTCCGCATGGGGCAGAGGTTCTGTTTCGAGGTCTCGAAGCAGCGTCGCGGCCGGTCGAGGACCTGACCATCAGCGAATGGGCCGACCGCTACCGCAAGGTGTCGCCCGAATCCGGCTCGCCCTGGCCTGGTGACTTCGTGACGGACCGCGTGCCCTATCTGCGCGAGCCGCAAGACTGTCTGCATCCCGACCATCCGGCACGCCGGGTCGCGGCGCGCTGGGCGGCGCAGCTCGGCAAGTCCACCGCCATCGAGAACTGGTTCGGCTTCACGGTCGACCAGGCGCCGGGCTCCATGATGATCGTGCTGCCGACCTTGGAGGAGGCTGCCAAGTTCAACCGGGTGAAGCTGCAGCCGACGATCGAGGCGAGCCCACGCATCCGTCACAAGGTGCTGCCCGTGAACTCGCGGGACGAGCAGGGCTCCACTACGAGCTTCAAGCGCTTTGCCGGCGGCTTCGCGCAGATCGTCAACGCAGGCTCCTCCAAGGGCTTGCAGATGGTCTCGATCAAGAATCTTGCGATGGACGAGGTCACGGGCTACCCGCGAGACGTCGATGGACGCGGCTCGCCGCGCGATCAGGCACGCGCCCGACAGAAGATGTATGGCGACCTTGCCAAGGAGTGGCAGGGATCGACGCCCGGCATCGCCGGGGAATGCCCGATAACGGCAGACTTCGAGGCTGGCGACCGGAGGCTGCTCTACGTGCCGTGCCCGCATTGCGAGATGTTCCAGCCGCTGGAGCTCGAACAGATGCGCGGGCCGGAGGAAGGCGAGGGGTTCGGGGCGCATTTTCGTTGCGTCTCCTGCGATCGAGCGATCCTCGACGGCCATAAGGGCGAGATGCTCCGGCGTGGCGTCTGGATGGCGATGCGGGTGCCGGAGGGCGATCCGGCAGTGCCGGGTTACATGGACGCGGAGACGCTGGAAGCTTGGCGCTGCCTGCCCTGCGAGGGGCGCTGCCGCGATTGGCAGCCGAGCTATCACCTCTGGGCGGCCTACGCGCCGCGCGAGCGCTTCGCCGACATCTGGATGCGGTGGACCGAGGCCGAGGGCGACACGACGAAGCTGCGCGTGTTCTGCCAGCAGGACCTTGCGATCCCTTACGATCCGGGCGGTGTCACGGTCGATTGGGAGAAGATCGTCGAGGCGGCACGCGCCAGGCCTTTCGACACGCGGCTCGTGCCCCGCGAGGCGGCGCTCCTCGTGTCGGCCGCCGACGTCCAGGGCTACGGGATCAAGTGGCTGGTCTACGCGATCGGTCCGCGAGGGCAGCGCTGGCTGATCGACCGCGAGATCTTCGAGGGCGCACCCGACCAGACGGACGAGCCGTGGATAGCCCTCGCCGACGCCCTCGCGCGCACCTATCCCGTGGCGGGCGGCGGTGCGGAAAAGGGGTTGGACTTGTCCGGCGTGGACTCCGGCTTCTCGACGGACCGCGTGTATCGGTTCTGCTCGGGGCGGCCGAATGTCTACGCGCTCGACGGGCGGCACCAGCCGAACCTGCCCTGGCTTGGGACGCCGGTGAAGCGGGACATCAAGGATCGCAACGGACGCATCGTCTCCAAGGTGATGCTCTATCCGGTCGGCCTTTACGACGCCAAGACCGAGGTCACGGCCGGCCTTGCCAACTTCGTGCTGGGCACCGACGAGGCCGGGCGCTGGCCGCGCAACACGCTGCACATGCCGCCCGACCTTTGCGACGAGGAGTTCGCCCAGGAGATGACCGCCGAGCGGCTGGTCGATCCGGACGAGGAAATTCGAGCCGCGCAGACGAAGCGCAGTCGCCGCCTCGTCAATTCGTCGGCGCATCGCGTCTGGCGAAAGATCGTGGGGCGCAAGAACGACTGGTTCGACGCCACGGTCTACGCCCTGGCGCTGGCCTGGCACATCGAGCGCAAGCGCCGCCTGACGGCCGAGCGCTGGGAAGACCTTCTGATCGACGTGCACGGCCGCGAGGACGTCGCCGATCTCTTCGAGGCCGCCGATGAAAGCCCGTTTGCCCGGCCCGCTCGAAAGGAGCGGAAAGCCCGTCAAACGGACGATGAGGACGCCATTCCGCCCAAGCCCCGGCAGCGCACGCGCTGGAAGGGGTACAGCTAGAACAGGAAGACGATGCGAGAAAAGCCCCGCGTTAGCGTCCAGGCGGGGCGCTCTGTCGACGCCATTCCGCCTGCGCCACGCTCTCGCAGCGCCGTCTCCCGCTACCTGCGCTCTGACGCGGCCGGCCTCCTGGCGGGTCGGCGTGCCGTCGCACGGGATCAGCATCTCGATGTGCGGGAAGCCGCCGGGCGGGCCGCAGCGCTCGCCCTCGACTTCCTGCACAATTCGGGCTGGCTGGCCGGTGCGGCCGACCAGGTCGTCGCCGACACGATCGGCACCGAACTGAAACTCAATGCCCGGCCGGACCTGACGGGCCTCGGCTACACCGACAAGCAACGTGCCGCCTGGTGTCGCCTCGTCGAGGCGGAATGGCGGCGCTGGGCCTGGACGCCGGCGGAATGTGATCTCGCCGGCAAGGCGACGATCGCAGAGATGTTGGACGCCGTTGTCCGCCATTATCTCGTCTATGGCGAGGCCTTTGGCGTTCTCGACTTCCTGACGCGTGCCGAGCGGCAGACCTATGGCGTGCGGTCCGGGACCAAGGTCTCGCTCGTGTCGCCGCACCGCCTGCCACGCAGCTCGAACGAATTCGAAGGGCTCGATCAGGGCATTCTGCACGATGCGCGCGGCCGCGTCCGGGCCTACCGATTTAGGCGTCGCCAGGGCGGCATGGAGATCGACAGCGACATCCGCGCGTCGGACGTGATCCATGTCATGGACCGCAGTGACAATCCCGGCTCGGCGCGCGGCATCTCGGTGCTGGCGCCGATCCTGAAGGTTCTCGCCCAGTCCGACCAGCTGGCTGACGCGACGCTCGCGACGGCGCTCCTGCAGACCATTTTCGCGGCGACCATTAAAAGCCCGGAGCCAAGCGACGAGGCCTTCGAGGCGATCCGGAAGCTCGCCGACGATGAGGACGCGACCTCGCTCGATGGGTTGCAGGAGCTGGCGCAGGACTTCGTCGATCTGTGGGACGCGCGGCTCGGCGCCCTGCGCGAGAAAAGCCTGTCGATCACCGGCCCCTCGCAAGTCAACCATCTCGGCCCCGGCGAAGAGTTCGAGATGCACACGGCGGCGACGCCGGGCTCGCAATATCTGCCTTATTCGAAGGACCTAAAGCGCGAGATGGCGCGCCGCATAGGCGTCACGGTCGAGAGCTTCACGGGCGACCACAGCGGCGCGACCTACTCGTCGGTCCGCATGGGCAACGCTTCGATCTGGCCGATTGTCCTGCGCCGACGCGAGCGCATCGCCGTGCCTTTCGCGCAGGCGATTTACGAGGCCTGGCTCGAGGAAAGCATCCGCGAAGGGCGCATCCCCTTCCGCGGTGGCTACGCCGCCTTCGTCGCCAACCGGGATCGCGTCGTTTGGGCCGAATGGCAGGGGCCGGCGCAACCGAGCGCCGACGATGCCAAGAGCGCGCAGGCTTCTCGTCTGCGCCTGGAACTCGGTCTGTCCTCGCTCGCCGACGAAGCCGCGCTGCTCGGGCGGGACTGGGAAGAAACGGCCATGCAGATCGGGCGCGAGGTCAAGCTGCTCACCGAGCTCGGAATCCCCACGCCCTTTGGTCGATCGACCGGAGGCGCCGGGCCGAACGGGATGGCGGCGGACGGCAACCGCGAACCGTCGGGAGGGACTGACGATGGCTGACGAAATCGACTGGTGCGCGCGGGCCGCCAAGCTTCGGCGTGTCGAGGAAGCCCTGCTGACAGGCGAGATGATTACCGAGGCGCGCTTCGGCTCTGACATGACGCGCTTTGCCAACGCCTCGCTCGCCGAGGTGACGCGCGCCCTGAACGAGGCCTTGCGGCGCTGTGCACAGGCGCGAGGGGAAACCGTGCGGCGCACCCGCTATGCCCTGCCGGCGCGCGCCCGGCCTTACTGAGGGAGGGCCACATGGCCGCAATCTTGAATGACGGAAAGCTGACGCTGTCCGGCAATGTCGGCGACCTCTGGGACGGCGACTATTTCACCTATGGCGACGTGCTTCTCGCCCTCGCGCAGATCGATACGGACGCGACGCTGACGGTGCATGTGAACTCGGGCGGCGGTATCGCGACCGAAGGGGCAGCGATCCATGCGCTGTTTGCCGGACGCGCCGGTCCGACGAACTTCGTCGTGGAGGGGATCGCGGCCTCTGCCGCGTCGCTGATCGTCATGGCGGGCGACACGGTCACCATGTCAGCTGGGTCGGTCCTGATGATCCACGATCCGGCGTCCTGGACCTTCGGAACAGTGGACGAGCACAACAAGACCATGGCGGGCCTTGAGGCGCTCGCGACGGCCTATGCCCGTGTCTATGCCGACAAGAGCGGCAAGACCGCCGCCGAGTGCCGGGCGATCATGAAGGCCGAGCGTTGGTACGCGCCTGAAGACGCGGTGGCCGATGGCTTCGCAGACGAGGCGGGCACCGGCAAGGCCGAGCCCGTCGCCGCCTTCGACTACCGCGCCTATACCCATGCGCCGCAAAAGCTCACGGCGCTCGCCAAGCGCCGGAACTGGACACTCGCCGTTTCGCGGCGCCCGGGCGCCCCGGTCGCATCCGCGCAGCCCCAGACCACCCAACCGAACAAGGAGCCCCCCGTGGCCGACAACCCGAACGGGGGCAACGCTCCCGACCACAGTGCTGCGATCGCATCCGCCGTGGCGGCGGCGCTCGCCTCCGCCCGCCAGCGCCGGTCGGAGATCATGGCGCTCGACGAGGCGAAGGGCCGCGAGAGCCTTGCCTCCTACTTCGCCGACGAGACCGATGACGCGGTCGAGAAGGTGAAGGCTGCGCTCGCCCGCGCGCCGAAAGGCGCTGCGCCCTCCGTGCAGGGCGATGGCCCGGCAGCGACCAGCTTGACGACGACGGGCGTCACCGCCTTCCAGCAGCGCGTGATGAACGCCGAGGGGCTGAACGGCGGCGGTGAGGGGCCGAGGCCGAACGGCGACCGCGCGATCCTGTCGGCGGCAGCCGACGCCCGCAACAAGCGCCGCTAAGGGAGCTGACCCATGGACATTCTCACGCAGGACCGGACCGCCGGGGCCGGGCACTATCTCGTGTCGGAAGCGCAGGGCTATCGCTCGCGCGAACAGGCGATCGTCGCGAGCGGTGCCGGCAAGCTCCGGGCCGGCACCGTGCTCGGCCGGATCACGGCGAGCGGCAAGCTCTCGACCTTCGCGCCCGGGGCGGCGGACGGCTCGGAAAAGGCCGTCGCGATCCTCTGGGAAGGCTGCGATGCGACCGCCCAGGATGTGCGCCGGACGATCACCGCGCGCGACGCCGAGGTCCATGCCGACGCGCTCAACTGGGGCGCGGGCACAACCGATGCACAGAAGACCGCTGCGATGGCGAGCCTCGCCGCGCTCGGCATTGTCGGCCGATAAGGAGGGCCGCACCCGATGGCACTTGTCACCGACATCTTCAATCAGAACGGCTGGGGCGCGATCGAATTCCACGAGGAGATCGTGGAGCGCACCGTGTTCCGGCCCTCGCTGCTGGGCGGCCTCGGCATTTTTGAGCCGATCTATTCGCGCTCGCGCACCATCGCCGTTCAACTGCGCGGCGGCACCATGTCGCTGATCCCGACTTCGGAGATGGGAGCACCGCCCGTCGAGCTCGACGTCGAGACCGACACGGTTCGCAAGTTCGACACGGTGCGTCTCGCCAAGGGCTCGACGGTCTGGGCCTCGCAGCTCGCCGGCGTCACGGCACTGCCCTTCGAGGTGCAGACTCGCGACGTCGCGGCGGAGATCGCCGATCGCACGCGCCAGATCCTCGAGGATCTCGAACTCACCATGGAGCACATGCGCTTCGGGGCGGTGCAGGGGAAGGTTCTTGACTCCAACGGCAAGGTGATTGTCGACTGGTTCAACTTCTGGGGCATCGCCCGCCCGGCGGTCGTCAACTTCGAACTCGACAAGCCGGAAACGGACGTGCGCAAGAAGTGCCGCGACCTGAAACGGCAGATGATCAAGGCGGCCAAGGGCGCCTGGACGCCGGGCGCCCGGATCGGCGCGCTCGTCGGCGACGAGTTCTTCGACCTGCTCGTGAACCACAAGCAGATCAAGGAATCCAAGCTCGGCACGGAGCGGGCCTCCTCGCTGGAGAACATCCAGGGCTTCTCGTCGATCGAGATCGAAGACATCGTCTTCATCAACTATCGCGGCACGGACGACGGCTCGACCATCGCGATCGACACGGCGGAAGCGCGCTTCTTCCCGATCGGCCTGCGCGGCGCCTTCAAGGTCGGCTACTCGCCTGCGAACGAGTTCAAGCCGTTCCTGAACCAGCGGGGCCGCGAATATTACGGCCTGATCCTGCCGGACAATTCGGGGCGCGACGCCTTCGACCGCGTCGAGATCTATAGCTATCCGCTGCCGGTCGCGACGCGCCCCGAAACCTTGATCTCCGGAAAGGCGAAGTAAGATGGGCATCGTCACCGAACCTGGCTTCCACGGGGGCCGCTTCCGACAGGGCGGGCAGTTCGCCGAGACCGAGGCCGAGCCCGCATCGACTGAAATCCTCGACCTCGACGGGCTGACGCGCGACGAGCTGGTTGCTCTCGCGAAGGCGCGCGACATCCAGCATCCCGCGAACGCCACCAAGGCCGAGATCGCGGCGGCTCTCACCGCGTCAAGCTGACCCATGCCGGTCATGGGATCGGGCGGCGACCTGCGGTCCCGCATCGTCGCCGCCGTCGACCGGACCTTTGCCGAGCCGGTTCGGTTTTCCTTTCTTCGGCGCGGGGTGCTCGATGCCGAGCGCCACGCACGCGACATCCGCGCCGTTCTTCGAGTCGGCGGGGGCGACGAGCGGAACCTGTCCGGCGGTCTCGCGCAGGACTGGAGCACGCGCATCGCGGCCGGCAAAGCCGAGCTTCATGTCGATCGCGCCGCTTATCCCGATCTGGTGGTTCGTGAGGACGACCGGGTTTGCGCGCTCGATCGGCCGGGGCAGCCCTGGTTCCAGGTGCTGCGGATCGACGATCGGGGCGACACGCGCCTCGTTTTGGCTTTGGGGGAACTATGAGCCTTGCCCGGATCGCCCTTCGCATTGCCGCCGTCGAGGCCCTTCGGGGCCGCACGCTGGTCGGCGACAACGTGCTCGACAGTCCGAACGGCGCGCTCGATATCCTGGCGGACGGGCGGTTGCGGACCGGCGAGGATGCGCCCTTTGTGTCCGTCTATACGGACGAGGGCGTCGCCGTGGACGTCATGGGCCGCGATCTTGCGACGAACGGGGCCTGCGTTCTCGTGATCGAGATCGGCATCTCCATGGCGATGACCGAGCTCGATCGCGCGACCGGCCAGACCACGATCGTCGGCGTGTCGATCCCGGCCAGCGATCGCAGCTTCGAGTTCTTTCTCGATCTGGTTCAGCGGCAGGTCCTCGACGCGCTTTCCGATCCCGACAGTGAATGGGCGGACATTTTCCGCTCGCTCTTCGTTGGGGTGGACCGGGTCGAGGTCGGCAGCCGGCGCACGGCGGAGAACGGTCAGAAGCTGGCCGGACATCAAACCCGCATCACGGTATCCCTGTTGCCCGATCCGGTTCGCGGAACGCCGCTCGATCCGGCCGCGCCGATCGCCCGCGTCCTCGAGGCGATGGAGGCGAGCGGCGACGAAACCTATCGCACGCAGAGTTTGGCCATGCGCGGCCTCGTCGGCGACGCCATGCCGGACTGGAAACAGGGCCAGGCCCGCCACGGTCTCACACGGCGCGAACTGGCGGCGCTTGGGCTCGGCCCGTTGGCGGCGGATGCCGAGCGCCTGACGCCGGCCTTTGTCGGCAGCGGCGTTTCCATCGACGGCAACGGCTCGCGCGAGGTGCCCTGATGTCGGTCTATCGGAAGATCGCCGAGCTTCGGCAGCTGGTCGAGGAAACGCGCTCCACCGTCGCCAACCTCCTGCGGGTCGGCACGGTCGCGAAGGTCGATCCCGAGAAGGGCTATCGTCTGAAGCTCGGCCAGGACGGCGAGGGCGGCGACTGGCTCTCGCCCTGGCTGCCGCATCCCGAGACCGGCAAGACCAGCGTGCCGCTGAAGGTCGGTCAGATCGTCGGCCAGATCAGCCCGAACGGCGACATGCGCCAGGGCTTCCTTCTGCGCGGCGGTTACGGCGGCGAGCACGCCAGCCCGAATGCCGACATGAACGCCAACGTCTTCGAGGATGCCGGCGTGCGCCTGTCCGTCGCCGATGGCGCGCTGGTGGTCACGGCGGGCGGCACGAGAGTGCGGATCTCCGGCGACGGCCTCACCGTCACCGGCGGCCGCGTCACTCATGACGGCCGCAATATCGGCTCCAGCCATATTCACACGGGCGTCCAGCGCGGCGGATCGCAGACCAACCCGCCAGAGTAGGAGCGGCTCCCATGGACTTCGACCGAAGCACGGGCGCCCCGCTCTCGAACTACCAGAGCGCGCTGCAGTCGGTGGAGATCCTGTTCTTCTCGCGCATCGGCTCGCATGTGCTCCTGCGCGAGTTGGGGGCCGGCCTCGTGGAGCTGCTCGGCCGCCATCTCAATGCGCGGCTGTTCTCGGCCTTGATGCTGCTCATGGCGGCGGCGATCGACCTTTGGGAGCCGCGCTTCCGGGTGCGCCGGATCACGCCAGGCGGCACCGTGGACGAGCTCCGGCAGGGCGTGGCGAAGTTCGCGATCGAGGTCGAGTTCCGGCCACGTGCGCATTTGGGTGACCCCTCGGTGGAGGGCGTCAGGACATTCGGGCTGCGCTTTGGGCGAACGGCGGGGGTGACGGAATGAGAGCGCCGACCGCGATCGACCTGTCCGCTGTGCCGCTGCCGGCGGCGATCGAGACCTTCACTCCCGCCACGCTGCGCGCCGCCTTCAAGGAGCGCTTCCTGTTGGCCTGGGCCGAGGAGCGCGCCCGCGACGCGACGCTGCCCGCCTTCACGATCGGCGAGCTCGAGGCGAACCCGGTCGCCATTCTCGGCCGGGTCTTCTCGTTCCTGCGCCTTCTCGATCGCCAGCGCGTCAACGATGTCGTCCGCTCGGTCTTCGTGACCACGGCGGCCGGCGCCGACCTCGACGCGCTGGTTGCGCGCCAGAACGTCCAGCGCCTCGTGCTCCAGGCGGCGACGCCGACCAGCGCCGTGGTGATGGAGAGCGACGCCGCGCTCGCGCGCCGTTATCTGCTGAGCTTCGATCGCGGCTCGGCCGGGTCGGCGGATCGGTTCCTCTACGAGGCATGGACCGCCTGGCCGCAGATGGGCGACGCGCGGGTGAATGGCTATGCCGTCCACAAGCGACGCGGCGACACGCATATCGTGGTGGCCGGGCCGGGCGGGCGCGCTCCGACCGCTGCCGAGCTCGCGCTCGTCGAGGCCGCGTGCCTCGCGTCCCATGTGGCGCCGGAGGCGATTGCCGTGTCGGTGCTGCCCGCGACGCCGGTCCCGTACCGTGTCCGGCTGCGGCTCGACATTCGGCCCGGTCCGGACAAGGCGCTCGTGGAAGCTGATATCCTGTCGCGCGCCAAGGCTGCCGCCGAGGCGCGATGCGTCATCGGTGGCGAGGTGCCCACCGGCTTCTTCCGGGGCATCGCCTTCGGCAACGTCAATGTGCTGGAGGTCGAGGACCTCGCGCCGGTCGTTATCGCAGCCGACCCCTACAAGATCCCGGCGCTTCTCGGCGCCACGGTCGAGGCCACGGTGCGGGCATGAGCGCGGACGAGATCCTCTACAACGAGGCCGCGCCGTTCGAGCGCGCCCTGGCCGAGGCCTTCACCGACACGCTGCCGATCCCGATCCGCGATCTCCTCGATCCGGACCGCACGCCCGAAGCGTTCCTCGCCTTCCTCGCCGCGAGCGAATCCGTGGACCTTTGGTTCGCGGACTGGCCGCTGGCCCGCAAGCGCGAGATGGTGCGCGCCGCCCGGAACGGCCTTGCCGCTCTGAAGGGTACGCGGGCCGGGCCGGACGCCTTTATCCGCTTCGTGGACGGCGTGATCCTCGATCGGATCACCTATCCGAAGCGCTTCGTGTTCGGCCGCGCCCGCATCGGCCGCACGCCGATCGGCCACCCGGCCTTTGCGGCGCGCTACCTCGTCAAGGTCGCGACCGTGCGGCCGCCTCGGTCCTTTGTCATGGGTCGTGGCTGGCTGGGCCAGGGCCATCTTCGCACCCCGACGCGCGAGCCCATCCGTCGCTGTCTCCAGGCGCTCGCCGCTTCGAAGGGCGACGCCACCGAATATCGCTCGGACTTCGCCCACCACCGGATGCTGCGGCTCGACGATGCGCCACCGCTCGACGGCTCGCTGTGTCTCGGCGCCTACGTCCCTCGCGTCCGCTTCTAAAGGATCGCCATGACCAAGCTCATTCGCTTCTCGGAAGCGGAGTCTGCCGAGCCGGCGGACTTCGAGGCCATCTCGATTGCCGCGCGCGAGGGCGACGAGAACATCGTGGGAGGCGCCATCGCCTATCCGCACCATTATGCCAACTTCACGGTGTCGACGCCCTCCAGCGGGCGCGTGCGCGTGTCGCAGGGTCTCCTGTTCGCCAATGCCGTGGTCTACGATCTCGACGCGCCCGCCGATATCGACCTCATGCCGCACCTGCCGCTCGTGGTGGGCGACGAGCGCTATGTCGCGATCCTCGCGCGCGGCGTGACCGAGCTCCTGCAGGAGCAGCGCTATGTCGAGACCGATGTCGAGACCGGCGCGACCGTGTTGGTGCCGGTGCCGAAGATCGATCGGCGCACGGTGGAGTTCACCGTGCAACAGGGCATCGCCTCGCCGACGCCGCTGCGCCCGGCGATCGTCGCCCCGAACTGCTGCATCGGCTTCGTGCGCCTGGCGTCCACCGGCATCGTCGCGATCGAGAGCAACCCCGACGCGCGGGTGAAGACGCTCTACGAGGTCGAGGGCCGGGTGCGCGTTCTGGAAGGCCAGATGCTGGTTGCCATCGCACGTACCACGACGCTGGAGACAGACCTCGCCAACCTGCAGGCGACGCTGAAGGACTTCCCCCGGCGCGAGATCATCCAGCAGCTGCAGCGCGACAACGCGCGGGTGCGCCGCCTTCTGAACCTGCCCGACGAGGCGCGCGCCTACTTCTACGATGCCGCGCTGGTGAAGGATCAGTGGGCGATCACGAACGCCCTGTTCGAGGCGCGGATCGAGGAGGGCGTGCGCTTCCAGTGGGCGGCCGAGCGCGACAACCGCTTGGAAGTCATCAACCCAGCTCAGACCGGCATCCGCATCCAGAACGACGTTCTCATGCCGGCCTGGACGGAGAAGGCCAAGATCGAGGTCGACGGCTCCGGCTCGACCAAGAACATCTCGCAGCAGGTTCACACGGTCACGAACGCCATCAAACGCGAGGTGGCCCGCTCGTCCGTCTCCTACGGCCCGACGGTCGCCATGTGCGACAACGTCAAGGAATGGGCGCAGATCGGCACGGCTCGGGAAGGGCAAACGTTCCAGGCGAACGGCGAGACCTTCCAGAAGATCGGATTGATCGACGCCACCTTCGCCGGGCAGGCGATCGACACCTCGATCTTCAATCAGGTCCACGGATCGTCCTACACCGCGAACGACGTCATCGTTCACAACAGCCAGGTCGGCGAGACCGGCTGGCGCAACATCTACGCCGCGCAGTCCATCCAGGTGTCCTCGTGGACCGAGGTCTTCTGGGACTACGTCACCGAGACCTTCGGCATCAACGGCTCCGTCTACGGCCAGACGTTCCTCCTGACCCAGCCCATGGTGCTGACGTCGGTGGAACTGAAGTTCGATCGCGTCGACACGGACGGCGCGGTCACGCTGGTTCTCTGCGAGGTGTCGAACACCGGCTCGCCGCTCTTCGAGCGCGTGATCGCCAAGTCGACGCTCGCGCCGGCGCAGATCGCCAAGGGCTGGACGAAGTTCTCGTTCACGCCGCGCTATCTGGAGCCGGGCAAGCGCTATGCCTGGGTCACCGTTACGACGGGCAACTATTCGCTCGCCACCGTCACCGGCGCCAAATACGCCGAGGGCACTTTGTTCTGGTCGACGGATCAGGCGTGGTTCCAGGGCTCGCCCGAAGAGGACTTCTGCTTCCGGGTGAACGGCGCCGAGTTCTCGGTGAACCGGGTCGTGGTGGAGTTCCAGCCGCTCACGCTCGATAACGGGATGACCGAGATCAAGCTGCTTTATGCCGGCTGGTGCCCGGACGGCACGTCGATGATGTGGGAGGTAAAGCCGAGCGGCAGCGACAAGTGGGAAACGCTCGGACCCGAAACGGCCGACAAGCCGAACCCGCTGCGCGGCCTCCCGGCGCTCTGTGCTCTGCGCCTCACGATGATCGGCACGTCTGGCCTAGCGCCGGCGATCGTCCTCGATGCCAAGGCGAGAGCCATGGCGCGGCGACCGCGCGGCACGGCGCGGGCGGTGACGAAGGTGCTGAACTTCGGCTTTGCGACCACGAAGATCGACGTCGAGCTCTCCATGGATCAGTTCGATGACCTCCTGCACGACGTCGACCCGAAGATCATCGTCGGGTCCACCACCTACACGCCGACCATCCAGTCCATGTCGCGAGACCTCTCGAAGGCCACGCGCCGGCTGGTGACGGCGAGCTTCACGGTGCCGGCGACGACCTCGGCGCAGCTGCAGATCGACCAGACCACCACCACGGTGCAGTCGGTCTGCTTTGTCGAGAACGCCTCCCTCTACGCCAAATAAGGGGCTCCCATGGACCCGATCGAGATCATCGACGAGGCGCGCTACCAGGTGACGCTGGCGGCGCCGATACCGCATGGCGACCGCAAGCTCCTGCCGCGCGACCGTCACCGCATGGCGGGCACGACGCTGCGCGCGATCACGGACGAGCACGGTTGGGAGGGGATCGCCCATGTCGAGCAGCTCGACTGACGTCCTGATCCCGTCGCCGCTCGCGGACTACAAGTCGCCGCCGAACCTGCGATTCAGTCCGCAGGTCTGGGACGCCGTGTTCAAGAGCATCGGCGAGCGCCTGCGCACCCTCGAAGCGCAGAAGGCGACGCTCGAGGCGATCATCGACGCGCTGCAGACGTCCGCGCTGCAAACCGTCACGGCCACGATCACCGCCGAGATCGAAGCGCGCCGGGCGGACCTGACGCGGCTCGAAGCCGAGTTCAAGGCGGTGTCCGACGCTTACATTGAGCTCGTCGCCGGCGGCGTCTACGCCGACGCGATCCAGCTTCGCGACACCGTTCCGGGCGTCACCGGGCACACGGTGCAGGCGGCGATCACCGAGATCGCGACGCGGCTCGCGACGCTCAAGAAGATCACCCCCGCCACCGTCTTCCTCGGAGCGTCCTGATGGCACTTCCCGCATTCGCCGCGCCGGGCAACACCGATGCCGTGCTCGTCTACACCGTCCCGGACGGCCAGAAGGCGGCCGTGACCGTCAACGTCGCGGCGACCGCCAACAACACGGCCAAGATCGCGATCACGCCGCCGGGCACGGTTCCGGGCGTCGCGCACTGGCTCGAGACCGGCCAGCTGCTTGGCCCAGGCCAGGTGCTCGAGCGGACCGGCCTCGTCCTCACGGCCGGATGCCGTGTCTACGTCCAGACCAACACCGCCAACAGCATCGCCGTGCAAGTGCTCGGGATCGAGGAATAAGGAAGCCACACGATGGGACGTTCCCTTTCCGCGCCCGCCATCGTCGGTCGGGCTGTGACGAAGAGCAACGGATATGCTCGCCGCCGCATCATCCTGACGTCTGGCGCATTCAATTTTCAGCTGCCGAATGACGTGAGCGAATGTGACGTTGCGGTCTTCGGCGCGGGCGGCGGCGGTGCTATCCGTGGCGTGGCCTCCGGAACGCAAATTGACGCCACTCCGGGCGGTGGTGCGGGCGGTGGCTTCGCTCGTCGCCGGTTCCAGAACGCCAACGGCGGTCTTATCACGGGTTCGGTCGGCGCAGCCGGGATCGGTGCATCCTACGCCGTTCCGGCCAACAACACGCCGGGGATGGCCGCTGGCGCCAATGGCGGAACAACGACCGCAACCCTTAACGGAACATCGATAACGGCAACGGGTGGGGCTGGCGCCGTTAATCCGGCCTCTGGCACCACACCCATTCGAGCGGTTGGCGGCGTTGGCTCCGGTGGCGAATTCAACGCCAACGGGGGCACCGGGGGAAGTAACTGGAACAGGCTCGCGAACGCTCAGATAAGCTCAGTCTCGGCACCCTATCTCGCCCCCGGTGGGGGCGGCGCTTCCGGTGGGCCGCGAGGCAACGGCGGAAGGGGTGGTGACGCCGTGTGGGATAACGCCGGCAGCGGCAATTTTCCTGGCTCGGGCGGTGGTTGGGGTGGAGACGGATCGGACGGGTTCGTCAACAATACGAGCAACACCAGGAATATGAACTTCGGCGCGGGATCTATGGGTCCCGGTACGAAATACTCGTTCACGATTTACCAATACGAACGTGTTATTCGTATGTTCCTTGGACGAGGAGCTTCACCGTTTGTTCCGATTGGAAAGACCGGCAGCACCCAGAACGGTCTCGAATATGATGTTCAAGTCCCACTGATCGAAGATTGGTGGGACATTGATGAAATTCGGGGTTGGAGCGGCGGTTGGTTCAACGATGTCGCCGACACAATCAGGGGGTGGCCTAGCGGTCCGGGTGCGGGCGGCGGATCGAACGCTACCGACCTCGGACAAGTTCTTGCCGGCTTCGGTGGAGGCGCTGCGGGTCTGACAAGCGCGGTTGATTTCCTCGTCACCAACACGATGAAGGGAGATGGTGGCGTAGGCGGCGGCGGTGCGGGTCGCGTCTTCGACATGACCAGCAGTGCATATTTCGCTGGCAAAACCGTCTTCGCCGGCAACGGTGGCCCCGGCTGCGCAATCATCTGGTACTGAGGAACACGCCATGATCGAGAAGCATTTCGCGCGCCTCGTCGGCGACGTCGTCTTCGAGACCATCCCCTTCGACCCGACCGGCCTCTTCCCGTCCGAGTTTGAATGGGTGGAATGCCCCGCCGACACGCCGCAGGGCGCCCGCTATGACCGCAAGGCTAAAACCTTCACGCCGGATGAGACGCGCGAGAGCGTGGTCGAGGTCGGCGGCGCAACCCCGCCGTCCGTCGATCCTCCAGCACCCGAGCCGGCCTTTCGCCTCAAGCTCACGCCGAGCGAGTTCCGCAACGCCTTCTCGGCCTTCGAGGAGGTCGCGATCGTCGAATATTCGGAAGCCCGTCCCGACGGCGAGGATCCGGCGGCGACGACGCTCCGCAAGGTCGTCGGCGTCTTCTTCGATCGTGTCCGCGACCGGCATTTGACTGAGGTCGACCTCGGCGACGAGCGGAACCTCGGCGGCCTCGATCTCCTGGTCTCGGTCGGCATTCTCACCACTGACCGGCGCGCCGCCATCGCGCGAGGCCTCCCGGCCTGATCCATGACGTCGCCGACCGATTACTGCACCCGCTGGCCGGAGGGCTCCTGGGCGCATTGCTGCGCGCTCCATGATCTCGCCTATGCCGACCTCACTGCCGCCAAGCTCGGCGCGGATTGGGAACTCGTCCGCTGCGTCGCGGACGCGGCTGGCTGGCCCATGGCGCTGACCATGGGCGCGGGCGTCCTCCTGCTCGGTCTGCCCTTCTGGATCCGGGCGCGCCGCTGGCGCTGACGCTTCGTCCCCCAATCCTGACCCCTTCCGAGCCCGGTCCTCTCGCCGGGCTTTTTTTCCTCATCCCCTGGAGACCCTCCAATGTCGAACCCGATCTTCGGCATGTCCGTTGCGCGCCCGAACGACGAGCCCGTGCCGACCGCCGGCGCCGACTTCTCGAAGATGCTGCTCATCGAGACGAGCCCCGACGCCGACGCTGCCACCTTCCCGCTCGGCAAGGCCGTTCGCTTTTCGACCAGCAACGCCGCGATCGTCGCCAAGCTCGGCACCGGCCCTCTGCGCGATGCCGTGTCGGGCATCAACGCCCAGCTGACCGGCCTGAACGTCGGCGCCGACGCGACCGTCGTTCGCGTGACCGAGGGCGCGAGCGTGCCCGACACCGTCGCCAACATCGTGGCGGCGCTCGATAAGGTCGGCGACATCCCCTCGCAGGTGAACGCCACGCCGCGCCTCGTCTGGGCCGGTCGCACTGCTTGGCGCGCCGATGGCGTGACCACGAACCCGATCGTCGCCGCGCTGCCGGCGGCGCTGGAGAAGCTGCTCGCCGTCGCGCCGGTGGACGTCGACGACACCACGGCCGCGAAAGCCATCTCGGCGCGCGAGACGATGAACTCGCAGCGCCTCCTGCCGATCGGCATGGCGGCGCGCGTCTACGAGGGCACGAACCTCGTGACGCGGCCGATGGGTCCGCGCGTGCTGGGTCTCTTCGCCCGCGTCGACAACGAGAACGAGGGAAAGCCCTTTGACCCGATCGCCAACCGCGCGCTCTACGGCCTCGCCGGTCTATCGCGCCCGGTCGCCTTCTCGCTGTTCGACGGCTCGACCGAAGGGCAGCAACTGCTCGATGCCGAGGTGTCGATCGTCGTGCCGGGCGAGGTGAATGTGGACGGCGCCATCGCCGAAGGCGGCTTCACCTATATCGGCACCGACAACACCGACACGGGCGAACTCTGGAAGCAGATCCACCAAGTGCGCGGGGCCGACTACATCACGGTCAAGCTGATCGAGATCACCCGGCGCTTCCTCGGCCAGAAGATCACGGTCGACGTGGTCGAAGCCTACGTCAATTCGATCCTCTTCATGCTGCGCGACCACAAGGCGGCGGGCGACATCCTCGGCTACGATCGCCGGGTCTTCATTCCTGACCAGAACTCGCCGGAGAGCATCCGGCTCGGCCGCATCAAGCTCGATCTCGGCATCGAGCCGGCGCCGGCGTTCAAGCGCGCCGCGATCGATCTGCGTCGTCATCGCCCGGCCGTGGAAGGCCTCGTTGCCGACATCGTCGCCCGTCTCAACACCATCGCCTGACCGGCGCACGCCAAAGGAACTTCATCATGGCTCAAGCGCCGCTTCTCATCCTGACCGCCGTCGACGTGCGCCGCGCGACGCAGACCGGTCTCAGCCGGGCGAACACGATCACGACGCTCACGATCCCGCCGATCAAGCGCGTCGTCGCCCCCCACAATCCGGGCGGCGGCATCATGGAGGTGGACTTCACGTTGCCCCGCATCGAGAAGCTGGAACCCGCCTTCAAGGCGGCCGGCCTCGACGCGGACGTGTTCCGCGGCATGGGCGAGCGGGACAAGTGGACCTTCGCCGCCTCCTATGTCGACAAGCAGGCCGGCGTCACGCGGGCCGCGCGCGGGATCATCGAAGGCTGCATCACCAGCTGGGAGCCTGACGAGAGCGACCCCAAGGAGTTCAAGGGCTGCAATCACGCCTTCGCAGAGGTCGTGCATTTCGAGTTCCTGCTCGACAATGTCGAATGGTGCTATTTCGACTTCTGGGAACGCGAGGCCCGGTTCATGGGCAAGTCCCTGTTCGAGGACCAGCGCCGCGCGCTGGGCGCCTAAGCAATGGTGGACGATCGGGACGAAACCTTCGCCCGCCTTCGAGCCACACCATTCGATGCGTTGCGCGCGGTGAGCGACGCGCGGACGGCGGACGCGGGCGAGGGGACCCCGCCAGACCCAACAACGGCCCTCTCGCCGTCTCAAGCGCCTCTGGCGCAACCGGCGACAACGCCGGAAACAGTTCGAAGCGGTGCGGTCTATGATGCCGTGCCGACTGACCCGGCGTTTCCCCTGCGCCACCCGTTCTCGATCGACGGCGTTCGCATCGATCGACTCCTATTCCGTCCGCCTGCTTTCGAGGATGTCGAGGCGGTGATGCGCGGCGAGATCACGGAACTCGAAATGCACGCCCGCATGGCGGACGTGCCGATCGGCGTCCTTCGGGCGCTGCGGTGGGTGGACAGCGAGATCGCCTTTTTCATCGCCCGCAGCCTCGCGCCCGAGTTCGACCGGAGATAGTTCATGGCCCGTCTTTCGAGCGAACTGGTACTCAGCCTGACCGACCGCGTGTCCGGGCCAGCCCGTGGGGTGGACCGGGCGCTCGATCGGCTGGAGCGCCGCGAGCGCACCCTTGGGCGTCAATCGCGCATGACGGCGGACGAGGCGGTCGGGGCGGGGCGCGCGCAGAGCATGATGGTGGCCGGCGCCGCGCGTGTCCTAGCGCCGGTCGCGGGCGCGCTCTCGGCGGGTCAGGTCATCTCTTCGGCGGCCGACTTCGAATCGGCGATGACCGGCATTCAGAAAAAGGCCGGGACCTCGGCTGAAGAGACGCGACGCCTCGGCGAAGAGATCAAGGCGCTCTCCACCTCCGGCGAACTCGCCGTGCCGATCGAGGAGATTCTCGGCGCTTACGAACGCGGCGCGGCGGCGGGCATTCCGATCAACGAACTGAAGCAGTTCGCGGCCTTGTCGGTGAAAGCGGCCGACGCCTTCGAGATGCCTGCCGAGCAAGTCGGCAACTTCGCATCGAAGCTCAAGACCAGCATGGGCCTATCGGAAACGGCCATCAAGCGCGTCTTCGACTTGACCAATTCGCTCGCCGATAGCGGCATCTCCGACGAAAAGGACATCGTCGATTTTGTCGACCGTACCGGCGCGTCGCTGAAGACGCTTGGCCTCAACATGGATCAGACGCTCTCGCTGGGCTCGACGCTTCTGAACCTCGGCATGGGGTCCGAAGTGGCGTCGACGGCCATGGACGCCCTATCCACGAAGATGCTGACGGCCTCGACCCTGACCGGGCAGAGCCGGAAGACCTTCGAAAAGTACATGGGGCCGATCAAGAAGTTTTCGCGGGCGGTCCGGAAGGACGCAAACGGCGCCCTCTTGCAGATGCTCGACCGCATCAAGGGATTGAATGCGGAGCAGCGCATGGAATTCCTGTCCTCGTTCGTCGGGCAAGACCATGCCGGTAAGATCCTGCGCCTTGCCGAGGCCACCGATGAATATCGGCGCAACCTGGCGCTCGCCGCCGACGAGGCGAAGTGGACCAACTCCCTCGACACGGCCTACCAGCTGAAGCTCGATGATTTCTGGTCGCAATGGCAGCTCGTGAAGAACGCCTTTCGCGAACTGACGATCGACGCCGGCACGATGGGGCTACCGGCCTTGAAGCACGGGCTGGACGGTTTGCGCACGCTGATCGGCGAGATTGGCCAAGGTTTGCAGTCGTTGGAGGCCAAAATCGATTGGTCGGATGTCGAGGGAGCGAAGGCCGCTGTCGGCGATCTGGGCCGTGATCTCTCCAATCTCCTGCAGATGGACACCAAGGGCTCGACGCTCGGCACCTTCTTCAAGGATTTGGCCGGCCTCATCAACGAAACCACAGAGGCGGTCAAGGCGGCGGCGACGGAAGCCAAGGACATCGTAGCCTTCGTGAAGGATCCGCTCGGGTACATGCGGGACGAAGAGCGCATGAAGGCAACGGGTGAGCGCTGGGGCCTGTCCGAGTACCAGCGCCAGCAACAGGACTCGGGCTTCACCATCAAGGTTCCCGAGTTCCTGGGTGGTGCCCCCGCACCGGAACCGTCGCCCGAAAAGAAGGTCGAGCTGGCTCGAGACCAATCGGACCGGGAAGGACGCGCCACGTCGTCCAACCCGATCGAGGCTGTGCAGGCACGGGCTGCGATCGGGGCGCTTGGCGGCACCATGCCACCGCAGCCGCCGCGACGCGGCCCCGATCCGGTGCGTCGCGCCATCGGAGCGGCTGAGCGCGTCGGTGAAGAACAGGCCAATCTCAACCAAGCGAGGGGCCTGCCGCGATCCTACTATGGCAAGCGTCTCAAGGATGCGCAGGCGGAACTGGCCGATCTCTCTGCCGGCTTGCCGGAGACCGCCCGCCGCGATTTGGAGGCCTATGCCGCAGCAGTGGCGGCCGGCGGCGGGCAGGTGACGACCCAAGCACGGCAGATCGGCGAAAACATTCGATCGGCCCTGTCCGTCACGGCGACGCCGCAGGTCGACACGTCCGGCCTCGATGCCGCGCAGGCCAAAGTGGACCGGCTTCACCAGTCGCTTCAAGCGCTACCGGGCGCGGTGCAGGGTGCGGCCTTGAACGCCCAGCGCCGGGCCGAGGACTTCGAGGACCTCAACGCCGATCTCGGGAACTGACCCATGCTCTATCTTGTAGGCGCCGTGGCGCTCGACACCGCGCCCTTCTCGATCGACGAGATGGAGCGCACGGCCTCGGCCGATTTCGCCGTGAAACCGCTTCTGCGCAACAGCCCGCCGGTGCGCGAGTTCATGGGCGAGGGCGACGACACGATCACGCTCTCGGGCCAGCTTCTGCCCGAGCGCATCGGCGGCCTGACCGAGCTGGAAACGCTGCATGGCCTGCGTCGGGCCGGCCAGCGGCTGCCGGTGATGCGCGGTGATGGCCGAATGCTCGGCTGGTTCGTGATCACCGAGATCCGCGAACGCCACGCGCAGCTCGGCCGAAGCGGCATCGGCGGTATGCTGGAGCACACGCTGACGCTCGTGAAGGTCGATCCGGCGGGAGCGAGCCCGGCGCTGCTCGGCAGTCTCATCTCTCTGTTCGGGCTCCTGTGATGCCGACACGTTTGACCACACGCGGACGGCCGATGGTGCTGGACGAGATCCTCTCCGCGGAGTTCGGCGCCGAGCTGGCGCGCTTGCTTCTGACCGCGACGCTTGATCTCAACCCCGGCCTGGCCGAGCTCGGCCCCCATCTTCCACCCGGAACGGTGCTGTTGCTACCGGACCGACCGACTCAACCGGCGACGCGCGCCGTTGTCTCGTTATACGGGTGATCCATGAGCTGGTCGGTGGAATGGACCGTGTGGATCGATGGGCGCGACGCTAGCGGCGCCATGCGCCCGTATCTCATGGAAATCGAGGTCGCGGACCGGGACGGCACGGCGTCGGACACCTGCCGCCTGACCTTCGACGACAGCAGCGGACAAGCGCTTCTGCCGAAGGACGGCGCGACGGTCCGCGTCGCGATGAACGGCGTCCTCGTGTTCGAGGGCGTCGTGGACTCGACGCCGTGGACGCTGACACGCGGCGGCGGGCGGCTCCTGGAGATTTCGGCCAAGGGGCGCGATGCCAGAGGGAAAGCGAAGGAAGGGCAGCGCTGGCATCTGGATGATGCGACGCTTGGCGAGGCGCTCGAAAAAGGGGCCAAGGCGGCCGGGCTATCGCGCATCGTGGTCGATCCTGGGCTCGGCGCCATCCGGCGCGGCTACTGGTCTCCGGACGGCGCTTCGTTTCTCGGCTGGGCGACGAAACTTGGCAGGGAACTGGGGGCGACCTTCAAGATGCGCGGCGGCGTCGCGGTGTTCGCTGCGCGCGGGCAAGGGTTGAGTGCGAGTGGCGCGGCCATGCCGGTGGTTCATGCGACCATCCCCGGCAAGGTCATCTCGGTCAGACTCGACCCTGTGAAAGGCCGACCCCGATTCAAACAAGCGCGTATCCGGGCCTTCGACCGCAAGGCGGCAGCCTTCGTCGTGTCGGACGTCGCGTTCGAGGCGGGGGAGGGCGAGACCGCCAGCGAGGAACGACGCTTCGACGCCGCCGATGCGGATGAGGCGAAGGCGATCGGGCAGGGACGCAAAGCGGAGGCCGAGCGCGAGGGCGGCAACGGCTCGATCGAGATGGATCTGGAACCCTCGGCGCAGGCCGAGGGCACGTTGATCCTGTCCGGTGCGCGGCCTGGCATCGATGGCACCTATCGGATTGTGTCCGTCACCCATAGGGCGAGCCGGAGCGGCGGGGCCACCACTTCGCTGGAGGTAAAGCAGCCGCAGGGTGAGGCGGGGAAGGACAGACGATCCGCCCCCACTTTCTCAGCGCCAAGTTCCGTTCCGATCCCAACCCCGCGCCCCATTTGAAACTATGGAGATGGAGATGACGACGAGAGCCTATGACGTGTCCGATGATGTGCCGTTCGTGAATGGTGCTCCGGTACCCAAGGCCCGCGTGGTGCATCTGACGGATGCGGAAGCTGCGTTTGACCTTGGGCTTGGGCGTATCAAGCTCAACACAGGATCGAAACCGGCATTGCGAAGGCGGGCGATCGATGCTGAACCGACCAAGGACTGAGCGGGCCAATCGATCGGCGTGACCCTGGAACGAGTGCGGGAACCTTATAGGATCGGCATAAGGCCTCTCAAGGTCCCAATTTGACGGGCTCGGTTGTCATCATCTTTGAGCCAGTTAGACCAAGGTATGTTCTCGCGCCTGAGGCAGAGCTTCTTCGAACGGCAGCGTCAACATCACATTCCCTGCATCGTCCGAAATTTCAAACGTCCACCCGCCCAAAGGGCGCCCGGATTTCAGCGCCTCCGCCATGATCTCGCGAGCGGACTGAACAGCCTCCTCTCGCGCCTCAGCGAGAGAGGCGAATTCTTCACCGTCGGGGTCATCGATCAAAGTGCCACGTAAGCGCATGTTGAGATAAAACCGCATGTTCCAATCCGTTCAGCGTCGGTCTTTCGCTAAATGTGCGTCGCAGCTGACGTGCGGTAGGTGCGAAACCGTACAGTTACGCGGGCAATTGATTTCGGCACGAAACGTCTGGATGAATGGAGAGCGCCTTGATCCGCTCAGAGGGAGTTAGTCCGAGGATTGAGCGGATCCGCGAGACCGTGTCCCACGCCGCCTGGTGAACTAACGCTCGCCTCCTTTCCCTGACCGTCCATCCCGGCGCCCGTGTGGCGCCTTTTCCGCGTCTGGACCTTTCACATCTCTTCGCAAAGCATGGCTTCCCGCCGCGACGATGAAGCGCGTCATCATGCTTTGGACGGGCGGGCGCATGTTGCCTCCCTCCTCGACCGTCAGCCCTATCACCGGATCACGCTCGTGAACGCCGGCGAGGCATGGGTGCAAGCTGTTCACGAGGCCAAGCGCCGCGAAAGGCAGTTTTGGGGCTTGCCGCACTCTCGTGCTGGCTTTGGCGCAATAGCGCGGCCAGCTCGCCGGGTGGAGGACCAGCGCAGCATGGTCTGGCCTGCACAAAAGATTTGTCGAGTGTCGGCTGGAAATGACTGCGCCGCCTGACGGACGAGTCGGGCGGCGCAGTTTCAACCACTGTCTGCTGGGACTGCGGTCTAAGAGGATATGAACCGTAAGGCAGGATTACGAAACCTCTCGCCAGCTGGTTTCCCCTTACTGCGACAACCCACCACATCTCTTCATCCGGCGCCCGTGTGGCGCCTTTTTCATGTCTGGACCTTCCATGTCTCTTCCCAAATCGTGGCTTCCCGCCGCGACGATGACACGCGTCATCCTGCACTGGACGGGCGGGGCGCATGTCGCCTCCATCCTCGACCGTCAGCACTATCACCTGATCGTGGAGGGCGACGGCAACGTGGTGCGCGGGGATCTAGCGATCTTGGCCAACCAGGCGCCGATCCGGGGCAACTATGCCGCCCACACGCTCGGCTGCAACTCGGGCTCCATCGGCGTTTCCCTCGCTTCCATGGCCGGCGCCAAGGTAAACCCGTGGAACCCCGGATCGCATCCGACCACCGCCGAGCAATGGGCGGCTGGTGCGGAGATCGTCGCCGAGCTGTGCCAGCGCTACGCGATCCCGGTCACGCCGGAAACCGTGCTCTCCCACGCCGAGGTTCAAGAAACGCTCGGCATCCGTCAGCGCGGCAAATGGGACATCGCCCGGCTCGCCTTCGATCCGTCCGTGTTCGGAGCGCGTGTTGTCGGCGATCGGTTCCGGCGCGACGTGCAAGCCGCCCTCGATGGCGCGCGCAATCGGGCGACGGTGGAGCCGAAGGGCAAGGCGAAGGCGCCTGACGCCAACGCCATGGAGCTGGCGGCGATCGTCACGGCTCCTGTCCTCAACCTGCGCAAGACGGAGGATGGCGCGATCGTCGGCAAGCTGCCGCGCGGCACCCGCCTTGCCGTGCTCGACCACGATCGCGGCTGGAGCGAGGTCCGAACGCCTGCCGGCGTCCTCGGCTTCGTCGCCTCGAAATATCTTACCCTCGACGCCTGAAAGGACCGGACATGCGTGATCGTGCAAACAAGGCCGTCTCGGCCGCCGTCGTGGCCGGCCTCCAGGCCGCCGCCGCGTCTCCCTCCATCGCCCTGGAGCCCCAAGCCGTCTCGGCTGCGCGAGATGCGGTCTTGCGCGAGCTGGACCCCACGCTCCAGAACATCACGAACGCCGAGCCGCTGTGGCGCTCGCGCGTGATCTGGGGCGCGCTCCTGTCGGCGATCGGCGCGACGGCGGCGCTGATCGGGGTGCCGATCGCGGCCGAGCTGCAAAGCCGCATCCTCGACGTGATCATGCTGTGGGTGACGCTGATCGGGCTTGTGTCAGGCCCGGCGCTGACGCTCTGGGGGCGGCTGCGCGCGCGCAAGCCGATCGGCAGCTCGCCGGCCTCTGCCGAGCGAGACAGGACGGCGCAATGATCGCCGTCTTCGTCCGCGAGGCGGGCGGGCATCTGGCGGACAGTCTGAGGGCCAAGGCGCTGGAATGGGTCTGCACCCTGGCCGCCTTCCTGTTCGGCTATTCGCTGGCGCAATCGGCCGACACGTTCGCCCTCTCGCCGTCCTACGCCATGATGGATCGCATGGTGACGGCGGCCGGGCTGACGGAGAACGCCGTGGGCTGGCTGGTGATGGGCTTCGCGCTCATCCGCTTCGCCGTGCTCGGCTACAACGGGTTGTGGCATTCCTCGCCGATCGCGCGGCGCTGGATGGCCTTCGCCTCGGCGCTTCTCTGGTGGTTCATCTTCATGGGCTTTTGGGCGGCGGTCGGATTCGCCGCGACCGGTGCCGGTTCTTACCTCGCCTTCCTTGTGGGCGAGGTCATCAGCACCGTCCGGTGCTCGTATGAGGTCGGCAAGATGCCAAGCGTTGTAAGGGGTCGAAGCGTCGATGCAGCCCATTCCCGGCACTGAGACCCTGCACCCCTGGGCGCAGCTTGCCGGTGCCATTGCCTTTGCCATCGTCATGGGCGCATTCATGGCGTGGAGCCAGTTTCGGGGGCGGCGGGAGGCGCTGAAGAGCACGGCGCAAAGCGAGGAGACGGCGAGATCCACCGCGACGGCGCTCGTGGCCGTCACGCCTACGGCCGACCGGCTGACGCAAGACACGCTCATCCAGACCCTCGCCGCGATCCGCGACACGCTCGATCGCATCAACGATCGGATGGAGGAAGACGAACGTCACCGCGAGGCGGCCGAGCAAGCCGAGCTGGCTTACCTTCGCCGGCTCGCAAATGAGATTAGGCATGCGCCCTAAAAGCCTCGGCTTCTGCCTTTGTCGTCATCGCGGGTTGGAGCTTGCTCTCGTGTCGCAATGCAAAGCATCACGCGACCTGAAGGCTTCTTAGTACCGGCAGGGCCTTCGTTTCGAACGTCCTAGCGCGCAAAAGAAGTTCAGCTCGGTTCTCTTCAGGGGTGCTGAGCGGCGCGCCGTCCTTCACGATCCGCTGACCTTGCGCAAGGAGAACGCCGAGCGCGAATTCCACCCAGTCGTCTGCGCGTTTGGCTCCAATCTCGGCAGAGAGAAGGAAAAGCTGAGAGAAGCGGTCCACCGGAATACCGCTGCCCGTCACGGGCGAGGCTAAGAACCCAAGGTCGGCGCTATCGCGCGCCCGCTCCATTACCGCGCGGTTGAAAGCGCGAGTGGAGGTTCGACGCTTACCTTCATCCTTAAGCGGCAAACAGGGCTGCAAATGGTTCGCCCCAACAAGGATGGTCAACGCCTGCGTCACGCGATTCCAGCCGAGCTTGTCGATCGCCGGCTCGGAGGCCATCTGCCGCAGCGTCTTCGGTCCGGCTGCCAGCGAGTCCAGAATGGGATTGTAGACATCTGGAGCCAGATTAGCCTCGCCAAGCGTGCCGCGCACGGTGAGCGTAACGTCATCGCGAGGCGTGGAGAGGGCGAAACGCTGATTTAGCCATTGTTCGCGCGCCAAACGCGGCGAGAGTGGCAAGGGCCCTTTAACGAAAATATCGCGTCGAAACTGCTGATTGACGATGAAGTCCTTCACCGTCTCGCGCTTGGCAGGATCGCCGATCTCGGCGAGGATCGCGCTCTGCTCCGGTGTGAGATTGACCGCGTCTACGCCTTCCAAGAGACCGGCCGAGCCGAGAAAGGTCAGTTTCGCTTCTGCCAATTCTGCCGCAACGTCCGCATGATAGAAGGGCGCCCAATCTCGATTGAAATATTCATGTGCGAGATAGGAGCGATCCTGTGCCTTGATCCGCTCGAACCGATCGACCTGTCCAGGATTAGCTCGGAAGAAGTTAGCGCCGGACCCCTTCAATCGATCAACGAAAGTGAGTGCATCTTCAATGCGCGGGGTAATCGGACCATTCGTCTGAGATGCGTGATCGACGAAGAGACGACGCAGCGACATCCCCCCTGCCCAACCCGGCAAGGCATTATAGGAGATGTAAACAAGTCCACCAACGTCGAGCTTGCTTCGTATGAACGCTGAGATGGCCGAGCGATTCGTGTCGTTTATCCACGACCATATGCCGTGCAAGACAATGATATTGAACCGGTCCGGGAGATCCGGGTTGGAAGATAGCTCGGAAAAGCTGAGATCGGAAAAGCGAATATTTGCCAGCGATGCGTCCGCAGCCAATGTACGAGCGCCGCATATCTGGGTCGGGTTGAAGTCGATCGCTACGAAATCGTGCTGAGGATTTGCCGCCGCGAGGATATTGGCCGTGAATCCTTGGCCGCAACCAAGTTCGCAAATCTGCAAGCGTGAGGTGCTTTCGCTTTGCGTCGCCGAGTTACCGTAAACGGTCGCCGAGAAGTTCAGCAGTTGGGGCGACAGTTCGCGATAGAAACCGAAGGTGTAAGCCAGCTCCGAAACATAGCCGGATGACCAAGCGACCGAAAGTGACATCATTGATCCGATGATTTGTGGTTTTTTACCATCCGACAAATCTTACGTATCAGCAATGCTCTAACTGAAATTCTACCAAAAAGGAGAAGGACCCACCTAACGGTGAGCCCTCCATTGTCTACACTCGAAAGCGGCGGTTGGCCCGCCACATCAGGTTAGAAGGTAAGCGCGTTACCCGTTGCGTCGAACGTCGCCGTGGAAAGGTCGAGCGTGCCGGTGAGCTTGACGACGAAATCCGTCGCGGCCGCGTAAGCACCGTTCGTCTGATCGTTCACAACGTAGGTGTCGCCACCGTACTGGAACCACTTGACGAGACCGTTCGTCCCGCCATCGCCAGCTGCTGCGAGGGTCACTGCGCCATCGAGTGTCGTAGCCGTCGAGACGTCCACTTTCGCGCTGGTGAAGGTTTCCGCGCCCTTGTTCGCGAAGGTGATGGACTCACCCTTCGAGAAGTCGGTGATCGTCGAGTCGATCGTCTGGCCGCTGTTCACCGAGAGCGAAACGTCGAACTTGTCGACGCCAGCGCCACCCGTCAGTGTGTCAGCACCGCCGCCCGTCTTGATAACGTCCGCACCCGAACCACCGATAAGGATGTCGGCCTTCGCCGAACCCGTCACGTTCAGGGCGCCCGTGAACGCCGATGCATCGACCTTCGAGCCAGTGGTGGTACCTGCAACGGTGAACGTCAGGCCAGCGTTGCCGGTCACGACGATATTCGAGTTGTCGGCGTTCGCGAAAGTGGTGATCGTGTTGGTGTTAGCAACCGAACCATTGTTCGTCGAAGCGAGGTTGACCGTCGTCGCGCCGCTGAGCGTGAGCGTGGCGACCGTGTGATTTGCAGCGGTCGAAGCCGAGTTGTTCAGCGTAACGTTGGCAGTGGACTGGCCAACAGCGTTGCCAATGGAAACTTCCGTCACATCAACGCTGGTGTTGATGTTGAAGTTGTTTGCGTTGGTCGCGTTGGTGAACTTCGTCGTCCCGGCGTTATCGACCGAGAAGTTCTTGAGCGCCGTAACCTGCGATACGTCAACCGTGGCACCGTCGGTGCCGAGGGACAGCGTTTCGAAGTTCACGGCCTTGTTGATGCCGGCATAGTTGATCGTGGTGGTGTCGTTGATGCGCAGAACGTCGGTGCCCGCACCGCCATCGAGCGTATCGGTGTTGGTGAGCGCGCCGGCCTTGAAGATCACCGTGTCGTTGCCGGTGCCGCCCGTGAACTTCAGGTCGTTATTGGCAGCAATACCGCTCTGATCGATCGTCACGCCGCCCGTCGAGCCCGAAGCGTCGATCGTCTTGAGCGCAGCGAGGCTCTCAGTGATCGAGAGCGCCTTGTCGCCCGCGAGTGTTAGCGTCGCGAGGTTCGCACCGGTGTTGGCGAGCGTGATGGTGCTCGCAGCGCCCGTCGCGGTCAGCTTGAGAGCCGTGCCAGCCGAGGTCAGGTCCAGCGTAACGTCCGTGGACACGTTGTTTAGTGTCGCAGCGGTCGCGCCGTTCAGGTTGATCGTCGACGTGGTGCCAGCCGCAGTTCCCTTGACATTCGTCAGCGAAACCGCCTGCGAGGCGGTCGCCTTGAACGTGAAGGCATCGCCGTCAGCAAGAGCTGCGGGGCTATCAACAGCGACAGTCGTGATGCCAGCGTTTGCCGACACATCGAACGTCGAGCCGTTCTTGAGCGTGCCACCATTGACGTAAAGCGTCTCGACGTTCGTGATGTTCGAGGTCGGGACCGTGCTGACGTCCGTTGTGGACGTAACGAAAACGCGAACGGTATCGTTACCAGCGCCACCATTGATGCTGTCAGCGATGGTAAACTGCGCGGTCGTGCCGGTGTTGTCTGCGGTGATCGTGTCGTTGCCGGTCGTGCCAACGATGTTGTCGACGCCCGTGGTGAGAACGAGCGACGAGCCGGTGGCGCCAGCGTTGCCGAACGGGCCGGTAACAGTCGTGCCGTTCGCGAGGGTCGCGACGCGACCTTCGAACTGGCCGAACTGCACGAAATGCTGGTAGGCGTTCTTGAACGTGCCGGCCTTGATCGCCGCATCGACGTCCGAGTAAGTCGTGCGGTAGGCGGCTTCGTTGAAGTCGTCAGCGCCGCCGTTGTTGTTCAGGTCGATCGCGTTCTTCTCAGCAGCGTTCGCGAAACGGCCTTCAGCAGCGCCGTTGTTCAGGAAGTGCGTGAGCGGATTGATACCAGCCTTCGCCACGTCCGGGTAGGTGCCCAGGTAGAACGAGGTGTTGAAGAAGGCGTTCGGGTTGCGGCCTTCGAAACGGCCGTTCAGCTGGTAGTGCTGCGCGCCGCTCGCGAAAACGCCACGGGAAACCGCCGCAGCGACGTCCGGGTTCTGCGAGAGGTAGAAGCTTTCGTCAAAGCCGATAGTGTTCGACATTTGGAGTCTCCGTTGTCGTAGGTCGGGACCGGCGCCGGTCCCCATGGCTGCTCAGTGTCTCGGCCGCCATCTCATCGCTCCGCGCCGCTGGAAACGAGCGATGAAATAGCGTCCGAACGCGCAGATCTGGATTGGGTGTCCCCCCACTCCAAGCACCCCGGTTGGGGCTCTCCCTGCTCGGTGTCCGATGTATAGGGATTACTGTAGTCCGGCAAGCCCTGCCGCAGAGGGTCAGTGGGTGGGGTGTGGCGCTTAAGCCGCAATAGGGGAGGGTGAAACCGGTAAAATCCTAAGGTTCCTCAGGCCCGGGACAGGCTCGGCCTCTTCTGGAAAAATTTTAGCCGCCGATGATCCCGTGGGGCCGGCGATCCTTGAAGATGATTCCGTAGGTGATGGGTTCGTAATAGGAGAGCAGCGTCGCGACGAATTCGCGGGTGTCCATGCGCAGGGCGCGCGCCCAGTCATGGTAGTGCTCCTGGGGGATGCGACGTTTGCCGGTCTCGACCTGAGACACGAAGGTTTTCAACTCGAACTTCACCAGTTTCGCAAACTCCGCCTGTGACAGTCCGACGGTCTCGCGCTGCTTCTGCAGCCAAGCACCGCATTCCCTGCGGAGTCGCTCCTTCTCGGCTTCCTGGTCTTTTCCCTTGGTCGCCATTCGGCGTGTCCCTTGTCGGTGCGAGTTGACGGCGCTGCCGGTGTCAGGCTTCGGTCGCGCCTTCGCGCGAAGGGGCGCTGGTCCGAAAGGCGAGGGGCTACGCTTTCAAACGGCGGTCGCGCCGCTCTGGCGCGGGTCCTGGAAAATGATCTCGTAGGTGATCGGATCATAGTAGGACATCAGCGTCGCCACGAACTCACGCGGGTCCATGCGCAGGGCGTTGGCCCAATCCAGATAGCGCTCATAGGGAACGCGTCCGCGACCGGCTTCGATCTGCGAGATGAAGGAGAGGTACTTCACGTCCAGAGCCTTCGCCAGTTCGCGCTGAGAGAGGCCGGCTTCCAAGCGCATCTTCTGAAGCCATGCGCCGCCTTCCTCGCGGAGGCGCTGCCGCTCGGGGTCCTGAAGGATTGTTTGAACGGCCATTCGTAGACTCGTTGTGCGTCGCGATGCGGCAGGGGCCGGTATTCGGTCGAGGATGGAGCCTTTTTAGCTAAGTGCCTACCCCAAGCAAACATCTTATCCAGCGTTTCCTGTTCGCCGATTATTCTCTTCGCTGGTGAAAAACAACGGGACGTTTGCTGGCGCCGCGTCTGACGCAAAAAAACCCGCCGTCCGAAGACGGCGGGCTTCATTCAAAGCTTGTCGAGTGGAAAGTTATCAGACGGAGAGAGGCGTCCCGATAACGTTGTCTGCCGTGAACGCAACGCCTGTCACCTGAATGAGTAGATCGCCGTTGAGGCCGCCCTCGGCAACGTCGCCATAGACGTAGCGCGCACCGTCGAAGGTGAACTGAGCGTAGTTGGTGACGTTCGTAACGTCTCCCGCTCCAGCTGTTACGTTGGCAACTGCCGCTACGGCTTCCGCCAACGAGTCTGCACCCGACACAGCGTTATTCACAAGGTTCTGAGCTGTGAAGCCGGTGAAGCCCGCGAGGTTGAGGACGTCGCTGGCATCGAAGTCGGTAATGACAATGCTGTTACCCACAAGGGAGGTCACATTGTTTTCCGTCGAGGTAACGACGTTGCCACCACCGATCGCAAACAGGTCGGAACCCGCACCGCCGGTCAGCGTGATCTGCACGGCGTCGGCATCGGTTCCAAGCTCTTCGGCCGTGACTACGATGATGTCGTCGCCGGCGCCGAGCGCGATCGTGACGTCGTTGGTGTAGCGAGACGTGCCGGTGATTACCAGGTCATCGCCCGAACCGCCGATGATCGAGGAGAGCGCAATCTCGCTAGTCCCACCAATGAGCGACGCCACTAGGCCGCCGGTCGAACCGGACGCATCGATCGTCTCGATATTGCCGAAACCGGTTCCGACCTCGATGATCGTGTTCGTCGAAAGCGACAGGTTCAGCGTCTCGATGCCTGTCGGGCCCCCGGCGCCATCAATGTTGAGGTTGAGGGTGCCGATGGAGTCGTAGTCGAGACCGTAGAGTTCGCCGCGGGCGTCGTCAGCGATCTCCGCAGTCGCCAGGCTACCCGAGACCGTCACCGAGTCGAGGCCTCGGCCAGTCACGGTGATGACAGTTTCGGCGGTCTCGCCAGCTTCTGCGACCGTGGTGTTTTCGAGAGCGATCGAAGCGTTATCCGCAGCGGCCTGATAGCCGACCGAGAAAGCCTGCTCGTTTGCGATGTCACGGAAGCCAGCGGTCTGGCCTTCTGCAAGGTTCGTGATGGCTGCTTCGTTGTTGACCTGCCAGATCTGCTGAGCGGCCGTACCGAATACACGCGCGTCAACGCCACCCGAAACAGCGTTGCCGTTTCCGAGAAGGTTGATGATCTCGATGTTCGAGATGGAGACGTTTCCAGGAATGCCGTTGTTGCCGCCGACGACGAGGTTCAGCGTATCGGTGCCTGCGCCGCCGTCGATCGAGTCGAACGTGTTGATCGTGTTGCTCGCACCGCTGGTCAGGATGCCCTGGAACGTGTCGTTGCCGGACGTGCCAACCAGATTGTCGACGCCCGTCGTGAGCGTGAAGGTGTTGCCGGCGCCCGGAACCGTACCGGAGTTCGCGAACGGACCCGTGATGGTCGTGCCGTTCGAGAGGGTCGCGACGCGGCCTTCGAACTGACCGAACTGGACGAAGTGCTGGTAGGCGCTGGTGAACGTGCCGGCTTTGATGGCCGCGTCGAC